GTTCTCCTCCCGAATATTATGCAGCATCGATAGGAGGTTCTGGCGGAGGACACGGACACTTCGGAGGATCAGGTGGTGCAGGAAATACACCCCCAGTAACACCACCTCAAGGTAACCCTGGTGGAAGTTCAGATGGATCTGGAGGCGGTGGCGGTGGTGCCAGTGGCTCTGGTGGAAATGCTACAGGAGGCACGTATCATTCAGCTGGCGGACCAGGTGGAGCAGGATTAGCAAATTCAATTACAGGGTCTCCAGTCACAAGAGCCGGAGGCGGCGGTGGTGGTGGCTTTAATAAACAACCAGGCGGATCTGGAGGACCAGGCGGCGGCGGAACAGCTGGAAACGGAAATGAAGCTGGCGGCGGTTCAGGAAATCCAGGAACAGACTATCTTGGAGGAGGTGCCGGCGGCGGTGGCAATCCAGGACCTGCTGGAGGAACTGGTGGAATCGGCGTCGTATTTGTACGATACAGATTTCAAAATTAACATGGCACTTTTTGCAAAATTAGACGATGATAATACTGTACTTGCTGTTCATCATATTAAAGATGAAAAAGTTTCAGATGAGAACGGCGTTAGTGAAGTAGTCGGACAAAATATTTTAACTAAAATACATGGTTGGCCAAAATGGGCATTAACTGATGCTAATACTCATGCTGGTAAATATTATACACCAGGTACAAGTAATCTAGATCCTGATCAATCAAAAGTATTTAGAGGTACTAGAGCTGGTAGAGGATATATTTGGGATGTAAGTAAAGGAATTTTTTATACTAAACAACCTCATCCTAGTTGGATATTAAATGAAACCACAGCTTCTTGGGAATCACCTGTTGAATATCCTACTATTACTACTTATATAGGAGCATTACAACCTGGTTTAGATGGAACTGATGTAGACTTTACACGACTTTATCGAATTTTATGGGATGAAGCTGGTCAACAGTGGACTGCCACAGATTATGAAATTCCTCAAGGATCATTTAATTGGAATACTGACACTCTAGCTTGGGATTCTGCTTAATTCTCATATTTGTTTACAAATTATTTATAGTTATTTATAGTATCCTTAATGCATAAGAAAGTATTAAGTGAGATAAGCTTAACATCGGGTTCTTTATCGAAAAATTCTTTAGTTGAAAATGATATTGTACATTTTCATTTTTTTAATGATTTTGCATTACTTTCTTTAAAGAAAAAGAAGCGTAATAAATATAATGATTTTGAGCTTTCTTATCATCAACATCATTCTTGGATATTGGATTATATTAGAGATAAATTTAATGTACAAGAACAAATAAGTTTAATTCCAAAAACTACCTATGGGTCTATTCATTTTTTTGGAGAATCATCTTTAAAACGAAATCATATGGATACTTATGATTCTAAACACTCTTCAGATTATGTAGTTATTTATATGGTTCAAGGTAAAGGAGATTTAATTCTTGAATGGAAAGATCATCGAAATACTCAAAAGGACTTAGTAATTCCTATAATAGGTGGTAAATATGTTGTCTTTAGTGCTAATATAGATTATTTTTTTACACCAAATAAATCTACAGATATAAGAACAATTATAACTTGGAATTGTGATATTGTAAAACAATGAGTATGCCTTTTCCTAATTATTATTGGTGCTTTTCAAAAGGATTATCGTCACAATTTTGTGATGACGTAGTTGAACTTGGTAAAGGAAGACCTGAAGTAAGAGCTTTTACAGGAACTGAAGGTAAAACTAGAGATACAAAAAATAAACCATTTACTAAAGATGAACTTTCAAACTTAAAACAAAAAAGAGATTCACATGTGGTATGGATGTCAGAACCATGGATATATAATACAATTCATCCTTTTATTCGTGAAGCAAATATAAAAGCTGGATGGAACTTTCAATGGGATTGGACAGAACCATGTCAATTTACTAAATACGGACTTAATCAATTTTATGGTTGGCATATGGATTCTTGGGATAACTCTTATACTACACACGAAAGTTCTAATCAAAGTATGCAAGGTAAAATTAGGAAATTAAGTGCTATCTGTCAATTAGTTGATCCGTCAGAATATGAGGGAGGACAAGTTGAATTTGATCTTAGAACTTATGAGCCTCATCTACGGGATGAATCTCAACATATTATTGAATTAAAAGAACTTAGACCTAAAGGTACTATTATAGTTTTTCCTTCTCATATATGGCATAGAGTTCAACCTGTAACTAAGGGTACAAGATATTCATTAGTAATATGGAATTTAGGAGATCCGTTTAAATGATAACTGATATTTATTTTGGATCTCCCGTATGGATCGATAATAAACCAGAATTTATAAATTCTGCGAATAAAGCGTCCGATGAATATATTAAAGAAGCCAGAACCAAAAATAAATCTCTTATTAAAGATACTGGAGATTTTGGTTTAGTTCATCATAGTCGACAACTTTTAGGAGATACTCGATTTAAAGATTTTATGGATTATATAGGGAGAAAAGCATGGGATTTTTTAGATTGGCAAGGTTTTGATATGAAAGATTATCAAACTATGTTCTCTGAAATGTGGGTACAAGAGTTCGCTAAAAAGGGAGGAGGATATCATTCTCTACATGTTCATTCAAATGACCATATCTCAGGATTTTATTTTTTAAAATGTAGTTCAAAAACTTCTTTTCTTATTTTTAATGATCCTAGACCTGGAGCACAAATGACTAAACTACGGCTAAAAAAACCAACAGAAGTTACTCATGCAAGTTCTATGGTACATCATTATCCTAAACCAGGAATGCTTTTATTTTTTAATAGCTATCTTCCACATGAGTTTTCAGTTGATATAGGTAAAAAGCCTTTTAGATTTATTCATTTTAATCTACAATCTGTTCTTAAAGGAATGGCAAAAAATGTCTAAAAATATTGTAGATCCAGAAGTATTTAAAAAAAATAAATATTGTATTATTAGAGGAGCACTTGATCCTAAAATCGCAGAATTTATTTATAATTATTTTTTACTTAAAAGACAAACAGCAAAAACTTTATTTAGAGCTAGATGGATTCCTCCTTTTGATGATAATCATTCGTGGGGAACATTTTATGATCCAATGATTCCTAATCCTAAAACTTATTCACTTTATGGCGATGTTGCTTTTGAAACTATATTATTAAAAGTTCTACCTCTTATAAAAGAATATTCAGGTATGAATGTACAACCTACTTATTCTTATGCTCGTCTTTATCAAAAAGGTGATGTGCTTTATCGTCATTTCGATAGGTTTAGTTGTGAAGTTTCTGCTTCAATGCATATAGGCAACGATGGTATTGAATGGCCAATCCGTATAGATAACTCAGGTAAAACTAATCAAGTAGGTGTCGCAGTGAACTTAAAACCCGGAGATATGTTTATTTACAGTGGTTGTGAATGTGAGCATTGGAGGGAGGCACTTACTGGAAACGATTATTGCCAGGTATTTTTACATACTAATAATTCAGAAACAGAAGGTGCTCAAGAAAATATATACGATGGACGATATCATCTAGGATTACCTAAAGGATTTAAAGCATCTTTAGGATATGACAATAACTAATAAAAATATACTGGAGATTAAAAGTGTAACTCCTTATGTGGGAGGTTGGTTGGAAATAAAACTTCCTAAATCGACCATAGATAGACTATGGTCTTATACTAAAAAAGCCAAAATAGATTATCGATCTAAATTAGCTGGTAATATTTCTAAAGAACTTATACTAATTGATCAAGATAATTGGTTTTTTAATAACGTTCTAACGGATATAATTAAAACGTATGAGGAAAGTTTTCGAAATTTAAGTGGTACTAATCTTACTTATAATCATCCGTATATCTTAAATAAATTTTGGGTTAATTATCAAAAACAAACAGAGTTTAATCCCTTTCATGATCATACTGGAATATATTCTTTTGTTATTTGGATGCAACTTCCTTATGATTATAAAAAGCAACAGAACCTTTCTTTTGTTAAAAATTCGAATGCTCCCCGTGCTTCTATATTTGAATTTACATATATAAATATTTTAGGTGGTCTTAAAACTGTATATTATAAAGGTATAGAGGGTCATATGTTATTTCATCCTGCACAATTATCTCATCAGGTATATCCTTTTTATAATTGCTCTAAAGAACGAATTAGTATTAGTGGAAATATCTATTTAGATTCAAAATATACAATATAGTGCTTATTTACTTAAAAAATAAATTTAAAAAATGATTATTTTGATATATAGTGTATAGAAAGGAGTAATATGCCTCTAACACAGCTACAGATAACACCTGGAATAGATAAAGAGAATACACCTACTGCCGCAGAAGGTAAATGGATCGATTGTGATAAAGTACGTTTTCGTTGGGGATTACCTCAAAAGATTGGTGGATGGGAACCTTTATCTGCTGACTATTACTTAGGTACGGGAAGGGCTCTCTTTAATTGGTTCGATCTGGACGGCTTTAGATACTCATGTCTTGGAACAAATAAAAAACTTTATATTTATCGAGGAGGATTAACTCAAGATATTACTCCTATTCGATCAACTGCCAATATCATCAATGTTTTTACTACTACGAATGCATCTATAAATGTAGAAGTTACTCATGCAGCTCATGGTGCTAATGAAGGTGATTTTGTTACTATTTCAGATACGAGTATGGCCAATGTGGGTGGAATCTCCAATGTAGCTTTAGATAATGAATTTGAAATATTAGCAATTACTAATACTTCTAGTTATACCATCGAAACAACAGGAAATGCTGCAACATCAGCAGTTCTTGAAATTGCTAATTGTACTGCTACTTATCAATTAAATATTGGTCCGGAAATTCAAACGTCTGGATATGGTTGGGGTGCAGCGACATGGAGTTTATCAACATGGGGTACACCTCGTACGACATCTGAGATCGATATAGATTTGGCTCAATGGAGCTTGGATAATTGGGGTGAGGATTTAATTATAACAAAACGAAATGGATCAACTTATGTATGGGATACTTCGGGAGGTATGACTACAAATAGAGCTACAATAATTGCAAATGCACCTACTACAAGCATTCTTTCTCTTGTTACCCCTGAATCACGACATCTAGTTTGTCTAGGAACAGAGACAACGATTGCTGATTCATCAACACAAGATAAAATGTTTATACGTTGGAGTGATCAAGAGAACTATAATGAATTTACAGCAAATGCTATTAATACTTCAGGTTCACAGCGTCTAGCTGCTGGATCAGAAATACGAGCAGCCAAGGCAGGAAGGGCAGAAACTTTAATATGGACTGATACTGCTATATTCTCAATGCAATTTATTGGGGCGCCATTTACTTTTGGTTTTAAAAAATTAGGTTCTGACTGTGGTATTGTAGGTTTAAACTCTGGTATTCTAGTAGAAGATGTTGCATATTGGATGGGCGATGGTAAGTTCTTCGCGTACGCTGGATCAGTTCTGGAGATTCCATGTAGTGTTAAAAATTACGTTTTTAATGATATAAATAAGGTTCAATATTCTCAAGTCTATGCGGGACACAATTCACAATTTAATGAAATCATCTGGTATTATTGTACAGCGTCAGCTAGTCAGATTGATCGATATGTTATTTATAACTATGCTGAAAAGGTATGGTATATAGGAAATCTTGAGAGAGGTTCTTGGATGGATAATGGAGTCTATCCGAATCCAATAGCTTCTGAATATACAGCAGCTACCACTGCTAATACAATAACAACAATCTATGGACTAACTGCTGGTCGAACAGTACTTTATAATCAAGAAGAAGGCTACGACGCCAATGGAGTTGCTTTAGCAGCATATATCGAGTCAGGAGACGGCGATATTGCTAGTGGAGAAGACTTTAGTTTTGTTAATAAATTTATACCAGATTTTCAAAACTTGGTAGGAAACGCACAAATTACAGTATCAGTTCGAGATTATCCAGGTAATACTAAAACTTCCAAACCAACACAAAACGTTAGTAATACAACTACTTATTTAAATCTTAGGGCTCGAGGAAGACAAATCTCTCTTAAAGTTGCAAATTCAGAACTAGGCGATAACTGGCGACTAGGAACGATGAGAATTAATATAAGGCCTGATGGAAGAAGGTAAATATACTATACGAAAAGCGACTTTAAAAGACGGCGTCGATATTAGGGAAGTATTAAAAACTTGGCTTCCAGAAAGTCCTCATAACTTCGGTTCTGCCAATAATAAGAAATTACTTGACAATATTCTCTTTTACATTCGCAATAGTTTTGTTATAGTAGTAGTAAATAAGAATAACGTGATTGTTGGTACGCTAGGAGCAATGATTGATGATACATGGTTTACAGATAAGAAGTTTCTAAGAACGCTGTGGATCCACGTATTACCGAAGTGTAGAAACTTTAAAGTTGTAAGATCAATGATAATAGTTTTAAAAGAATATGCAAAATCAATTAAGAAAACACTACTACTCGAAATCTTTCAAGGAAAGGACGTTGAAAGAAAGAATCAGTTATTTATTAAGTTAGGATTTAAGCCACTAGGAGGAATATATGGGTTTTTTATTTAAGGGAAGCACGACAGTCGTTCAAGCACCACAACAATCATCGACGTCATATGATATCCCTGAATATCTTAAGGAGTTCCAGAAGGAGCTTTTAGGTCGAACTCAAGCTGAATACAAGGTCCCTTACCAGCCTTATACAGGCGATAGGATCGCACCTCTGTCAACAGCAGAACAAGCAGCAGGCGGAATCATCGCAAGCGAAATATATCCTCAAGCAGGAGGACTCGCAAACATAGGAGCACAGACATTCGATACAGCTACGGCACAAAGTTATATGAACCCGTATTCTAATACAGTTATCTCAGGAGTTATGGGAGACCTCGAGGAGCAGTACCAAAAGAATGTTCGTGGAATTAACGTCGGTGCTGTGGGGGCTGGCGCCTTTGGTGGTGCAAGACACGGCGTTGAACGTGCGCTTGCGGGAGAGAAATACCTCGATACGGTCGCTGACACAAGTGCCAGAATGCGTCAGGCGGGCTTCGAATCCGGAGCCCAAAGATTTCAAGCTGATCGACAAGCACAAC